CACTCATTGTGGGTTTCTGTGGTACATTAACCCTTCTTCTTGCGTAAGCATCCTCTATGTTGTCTATGAAGTTGCCGCTCCAAATAATGTTATGCTCCCATAATTCTTTATCTATAGCATCAAGCTCGGCCAGTAAATTTAGTATCTTTTTGGCAATATCTTCACACACTAAGGTTTTTGCATGCAGAAACTCTTTGTCAGTTATGTTTCTGTATTCATAATAGTGCCCATCGGTAGATCCTAATATTTCTAATAACTTAAACCAAAAAGCATAACCATCATTGCCAAACTTATTTTCTAATATTGTAATTGTTTTGCCATTTTTAATTATGTGTGGAAAATAATCTACTGTTCTTTTCTTAGGTCTAGCCATTTAAACACCCCCAAAGGATCAGGCAGTATATTTTTACTCTTGATCTTTTGCAAAACTATCTTCTGGCTCAATAGTTACAAAATCTTCTTTTTCCATATCCTCGATATCTTTTTGGGCTTCATCTGCTTTCTCGATAGTCTCCATGATCTCAATAGATACCGGAAGGTATTTGAAGGCGTGTCTTATTACAGTCTTTTTAACCATCTCCTCATAACCAACATCATCATTCCAGGGTGAATACTTAGATTTGGCAGCCTTTGATTTTTTCTTCCTTTTTAAGATGTCCTCAATGCTCATGTATTCAAAGTAATAACCACCGTCTTTGAACTTTGCAACCATATAAGCACCTTCAACTTTTCCTCTATCCTTTTCAGCCGGCTTGTGATATAGATCCGGCTCTAATCCATACTCATATTCAAATTCATCATTTTCTTTAACTACATGAGAATATATGGTTTCTATCTGTCCTGATCTACGCGCTAAATTAATCATCCCCCGGTAACCGATTATAAAAGTGGCTTCATCACCATAAGGAATAATATAACACTGACCCAGCATATTAGGCTCTAATCCAACAGCAGAAGCCTGCATGACTGCTCCCATAAGTGATCCCATCGAACACTTCATTAACTCCGGATTGGCCCTTATAGTTGTATATGCAATCCTTGCCATCCTGTCTGCACCGATATGTCTGGGAAGGGCTCTTTCTATCTCGGGTTTCATCTTTTCTAAGTAGTTAAATACTGTCTTTTGTGGTGAACTGTCCCTACTGGGTTTATTATTACCCTTCGCTTTATTTTTTTGCTCCTGTAATTGGTTTTTAAGTTCCTGTTGAGTTTCAACTTTTTTAGTTTTACTCATTTTTTAATTACCCCCTAATGATTTTATAAATACAACCTTCTATAACTCGATTCATAGATGTACTTTTTGTAAATATCCGGATGCTCTTCTTTGAGTTTTTTCTTATTAAACCTCGTAGAATTAATATTTTTCCACTTAACAACTTCTTCACCATTCAAAATACCAACTTCAGCTTCACCCAACTGGTCTTTAATCTTATTCTCAATTCCTTTTCTCAAAGTTTTATATTTTTTCTCAATTTCTTTGTATTCCTCACGTTCTTCTATAAGTACTTCTATATCCGGCTCTAATTGCTTTGTTTTGCCCTCTTTGGCTTCTGGATACATATCTTTTAGTAATTGTTCTGAAGCCTTAGAGCCGTCAATTTCTGGTGGATTCCCTGCTTTTACATTGTTTTCCCAGAAGCCCTTTTCGATTTCAATTAACATTTCAATAATTTCTTCATTTCTTTTAATTTCATAATATTTGAATTGTCTAGAATTTAAGATTAATACTGCCAAATATGCTTTTCCATATCCTGTAACAGCTAGATAATGTTGTGCCTGGATTGCGACCATATCCGGGAAACTGTCATTAATCCAATTATTGTTATAATCAACCGTAGTTTTGCATTCTAGCAGAGCATCTTCACCAACAACTCTTTTGTCTAAATCAGCAATCATAAATTTATATTCAGGATGCCTTAACATCTGATTAACGTTCCAGACCTTGACTTCTTCTCCGGTATCCTTAGTTCTTTTCTCACAAAAACGGTCTGCTACATAATCTTCTAAATCCCTGCCGATCCTCATCGCTTCATTATCTTCTTTATTACTTGGTATCTGGTCGGTTTTCTTTAAAAACACTTCCATCGGCGTTGAGAATGGATTAACTCCTGCAACCGCAGCTGCATCACTACCACCAATACCTTTTTTTCTATGATTAAGCCACTCTTGAAGTTTCATATCTTTAATATTTGTAATAACTTCAGCTTGTCCTACCACTTGCTTAACCTCCCTCCTTTTTATATTCCCAACCTTCTTTTATAGCTTTTAATCCAACATAAATAATAAACCCATACCCAAGAAAATATATTAATATTTTAAGCATTATTTCAACCGCACTGTATATCCATACTTAAACCATCTATGAGGTAAGTTGTATAAAGTCTTTATTCTCCTCTCTTGTGTTCCCGAACCACCAGGCTAAGAATAGATCTCTTGGAACACGCCAGCGGCCCATTAATTTATTGGCTCCTGGAATCTCATCTCTTTCCAATCTAAGATATACTGTTTTTTCAGACGTGTTCATTAATTCTGCTAAATCTTTAACCTTTAAAGAGAAAGGCAATTCTTTTCTTGTTTGTTCAATTTGGTTTTCTAAAATTTTATTTGAATTCATTTTAACCCCCTAATTGATTGCATTTTACAACCATATAGTAAAAAAATATTGATTGATGTTCTTAGAATCTATATTTAAAATTTCAACAATTTTATATATCTCAGTTATATTAAAAGCGGTCCTGCCTTCAAGCTTACCTGCTAGTGTGTTACGATTCATACCCGCTTTTTCTGAGACAGATTTAATTGTTTCTCCCTCTTCTGTTATTTTCCCTTTTAACTTCATTAATTCATCATACTTTTTGCCCATAAATAAACCTCCTTTCTTTCTATAATTGCAATTTGCAACTTGTCATCTATATGATATTAACAGATATAATTTTATTTGTCAATGCAATATGCAAATATTTTTAACTTTTTATATAAATTATAGTTGCAAAATGCTAACTAAAGTACTATAATAAAAACAATACAATCAAACAGTATAACTAACCAGGGAGGTGAAAATCATGACAAAAGAAGAAAAAATTAATAAAGAAAAGTTCGCAAAAAGATTGCGACAACTCATGGACGAAAACGGTGAGACTATTAGCACTATTGCTGAAATAGTTAATATGGACAAATCTACAATATATAGATATACAATCGGTGAGACAGCTCCCAAAACACCTACAGTTGAATCAATCGCTAGATATTTTGACATTAATCCTGCTTGGTTACTTGGTTATGATGTAAAGAAAAAAAATGATAATAATAATAAAAATAAGCCGAATACTATAGCCGCACATCTAGAAGAAAAAAATTTAAGTAAAGAAGAAAGAAAACAAATAATGGACTACATAGATTATTTACTATCTAAGAGAGATTAACTGGGGGTTTTAATCTAGATGACCTATGAAAAATTAAAGAGCATCGCAGAAAAAGAAAACATTGAAATTATAGAAAATTGCAATATTGGAAAACTAAAAGGCTTATATATAGATAACATAATATCATTAAGTAAAAGCATTAATAATCAACATGAAAAAAAATGCATTGTTGCAGAAGAACTAGGCCATCACTATACTAGTTATGGAAATATACTAGATCAAGACAATATAAAAAATATAAAACAAGAAAAAATAGCTAGAAGATGGGCTTACAAAAAATTAGTTACTTTCAAAGGGATTATAGAAGCATATGAAAACGGCGTTAAAAACCGATATGAATTAGCTTCTTATTTAAAAGTTACAGAAAAATTTTTGATAGACGCAGTAAAATATTATAAATCTAAATATGGTATATATTACATCATAAATAATTATATAATATATTTTGAGCCGTTAGGAATATTAGAAAGGAGGTAAAAATGGCACATATTAAAAAACTAAATACTGGGAAATTTAAAGCCATCATTGAAACCGGGAAAACTGGTCAACGAAAAAGAAGGACTAAAACTTTTGATGAAAAAAGAAAGGCTGAAAGTTGGATTGCTACATTAATTACCGAACAAAATCAAGGAATCTATGTAAACCCGACCGAAATGACATTATCAGAATGGATGTATAGGTATTTATTTAAACATAAAAAACCTAACCTTGCCACTACTACTTACGATACATATATGAGTAGATTTGAGGCATATATTAAAGAAGATATAGGTCAACTCCCATTACAGCGGATAACCAGCTTTCATATTGAAGATTTTTTAGCTCGGCTTAGAGAAAACGGTAGTATAAGGAACAAAGGTGGCTTATCTGAAAACACGCTTAAAAAAATATATGTATTACTCAATCAAACATTAAAGAAGGCAGACCAATTGAATCTAATCAAAATAAATCCCTGTAACTCTATAGACAGCCCACAACCAAAGAAAAAAGAAGCCGTTGCTATGTCTGAAGATGAATTAAATAAATTATTAGAAACCGTTAAAGAAAACGATAAATTCATATACGTTTTTATAAAGTTTGCAGTAAATACAGGTATGAGAAAATCAGAAATATTAGGTTTAGAATGGCCAGATTTGGACTTAAAGAGGGGCGTCGTTAATATTAAAAAAAGACTAATAGTAAAGCATGGAGAAGGAATAAAACATGAAAGAGGTACTAAAAATGAAAGTAGCAAACGACAAATAAAGATAAGTAGCAAAATTATTTCGCTTCTTAAAGATCATAAAAAAAGACAGCTGGAATATCAGCTGCAATTAGGCAAAGAATATTATAATAATAAAGATTTTATATTTTGTCGTCCAGACGGAAAACCATATTATCCAACCACTATAAATAATTTTGTGAACAAAGCATACAAAAAGGCAAACTTATCTGATGAATATAACACCCACACTTTACGACATACCTTCGCAACACTGGCATTGAGACACAATGTTCCTATCGAAATTGTCAAAGACATGCTAGGTCACTCCAAAGTATCTACTACAGATAGTATATATAACCATAATGATACAGAAGTACACAAAAAAGCAAACGATATTATGGACAATATTATCCACGCCTAAAAATATTTCGGCACTTTTCGGCACTTATTTGGCATCAAAATAAAAAAATCCCTTCTAAAGTAAAGGGGGTAAATCCTTATCATATCAGGGATTATAGATGGTACGCCTGAGAGGATTTGAACCTCTGACCTACGGATTAGAAGTCCGTTGCTCTATCCAGGCTGAGCTACAGGCGCATATTATTTAATGGAGCGGGAAACGGGGCTCGAACCCGCGACCC